TATTAATTTTAAGATTAATTTGTGGTCATCAAACCTCATCAATTATTGGTGGGGTTTTTTCTTTACGCTACAATAAAGCTAAATTACTTTTTGAATCGTGGCAGCAACTATAGACGCTACATTATCAGGAGCAAATGCTAATAGCTATGTCACATTAGCCGAAGCAAACGCATATTTTGAAACTGTTCCAAGTTCTACGCAATGGGATAATAAACAAGACGATAAGAAAAATAGAGCATTAATTGCTGCGACTAGATGGATTGATAGTTTAGTTTTTTATGGAGATAGGTGTGATCAAGGTCAGGCATTAAAGTTTCCTAGAAATAATTATGAAGTAGATGATGTTGAACTTTCTTGTACAGTTATTCCAAATAATATTAAGTATGCACAATACGAATTAGCCAGAGCATTAGCAAATGATACTGATGCAATTACTGGTAATACAGGTACAGCAGGTGTTCCTTCTGAAGTAAAGATTGGTGATTTGGAAGTTAAATATAACAAAAGTTCTCAAAGCACAGGAACTGTAAATAATATCTTTGACGTATATCCCTGGTTACAGAGTTATCTTGGAGCATATTGTTCTGGTGGTACTGGAAGTTATCAGGTAAGAGTAGTGAGGGGATAATATGGCAGTTATAGATGACATTTTTGGAAATATTCCGACACAGATATTAGGTCAATTTGGTCAGGATATAACTTATATAAAAACAACAACACCTCGTACATATAATCCTACAACTGGTGCTGTTACAGGATCTGATACAAACGTAACTGTAAAAGGAATTATATCTGTTATGGATTCAAATGAAACTGATGGCATATTGCAAGGAACGAGTATAACAGTATTAATTGGTGCAGAAGAATTGGGTGACTATTATCCAACACAGGCAGATCGTATTCAATATACTCAAGCAGGTTCTACTGTAGAAGGTAAAATAATATCAGTTAAAACATACAGGGGAGATAAACCTGTATATCATTCATTATCAGTGAAGGTGCAGTAATGGCAAAACAAGTTAAATTATCTGATGGAAGCACAGTTCAAGTTAAAGATATTACAGAAGCAAATATTAGTTCTGCTGGTAGAAGATACTTTGGAACACAAAGAAGAGATGCTAAATATTTAAAACCTGATGTTATTGCAAAAGCTAATCAGGCATTAAGAGAAGCAGCAGCAATAGTAATGAATGAATTAGCTGAAAAAGGTCCTTATTGGGATGGTACTTTTAGAAGTAATTGGGAAGCAGAGGCAATCGTTGGTGGTATAAGTTCAGGTTCAAAAGGTTCCTATCCATATAGTGTCAGCAATATTCCTGAGTTAGAACCTAGTAAAAAAACTGCTAGTAAAGTTAAAAAAATTGAAATTACAAATAGTACAGATTATGCACCCTATGCTATGGATTTGCAAAAAGGTAAATTTTTTAGACCAAATTTTCCAAGATCAGATGCCAGTAGAAGTCCATCAGGAAAATCTCAATCTGGAACAAGAGATCACGATGTAGAAACTTACAGAGGAGAAATTTCTTTAGGAGGAGGTGGTGCACAAATAACTGCACCATTAGATTGGTACACAGATTATGCAAAAGGTGGTGCATTAAGAAATGCAGTAACAAGAGGAATTAAATTAGGATTTTCAAAATGAATTATCAGGGAATTAGAGCAGCTATAGAAAATCCAATTCTTACAGCTTTTACAAATTTATCTCCTTCAGTTCCAGTATTTTTTGATAATATTACTGCTGCTCCGTTAAGTAGTGTTACAGAATATGTACGAATAAATGTAACTTTTGGGATTACAAATGAAGTAACTTTAAATTCTAGTGTTGATAATGCAAGAGGTGCAATTATTATTCGTACTTATTGTGAAAAAGGTAAAGGACCTGCAAGAAATCAGACACTAATTACTACTGCTGTTAATGTAATAGAAACACTAAATGCTACTGCAAAAACAAATTCTGGAGTATTTTTTAGAACAGGTAATATTACTGGACCAACATTTTCTACTACAGAAAGTCCTCCTTTATTTGAAGGTAGAATAGATGCTTCTTATTTTGCTACTGTTTTATGATTAACAAAATGCAAAAAACACGCTAATGTATAGGATATACAATTCTTTTTAAGAATCATGGCTGTAACCTGTCTATCTGGAACATCTGGAGCTTTATATTATAAACCTGCTGGTACTAAAGGTACTTTTGGCACGGCTGGAGTAAATATTGGCACTGAAACTATAACTGTTGAAACTTATTTAAACTTCAAAGTAGGTGATCCTGTTAAGTTTAGTGTTATTAACTCTCAAACTGGTGGATCTGGAACGGGCACATTACCAGCAGGGTTGACTACTTCTGATACATTTTATGTGATTGCATATACAGCCACAACAGGAGCATTACAGGTTTCAGCAACTTCTGGTGGTTCTGCTGTTGATATTACAAATACAGGAACAGCAGCATCTCCTAATGAGTTTCAAGTAGCTTATGCAGATTTTACTAGCGTTTCACAGGTTAGAGAATGGACATTTGAAATATCCAGAGAAGAAATAGATGTAACAACTATTGGTGGTACTCCAACACAATTTGTTCCATTTAGAAAATATATTGCAGGTTTTGGTGATGGTACAGGTTCTGCTACTGCTTATATGACAAATGAAGATACTGCTCTTGTTAATCGTATGGTGCAAGATGTATTGCAGAGACAGCAAGTTGGTGCATCGTTAAAACTATATATAGATCAAGTATTTACTGGTGGTTCTGTAAGTGACACATTAAGTAGATTTATTGAGTTTGAAGCAACATTAACTTCTGCTGCAATGAATGTTAATCCAGATGATGCACAATCTGTAACAGTAGAATTTAGACCTGCTTCACAACCAACATTTGATTTTTCTGGTGTTGCATAAAAGGTTGAGTTTATTGTAGATATGAATTAGACTGATATAGTAATAATATTATTTTTATGGCATCAACCAAAACTATGCGAGCGATAGATCGTTTGCGTAAGGCTGCAAACTTAGAAGCTACAAAAAAAGAAGTTACATTATCTGATGGAACTGTATTTGAAATGTGGGTAACACCTCTTACATTAGCTGAAAAAGAAAGAGCACAAAAAATGGCAAAATCTGATGATGCTAATGAATTTGCTTTACGTTTATTATTAACAAAAGCACAGGATGAAACAGGAGAAAAATTATTTCAAATAGGTGAAATTGATATATTAAAAAATGAAGTGAGAGATTCTGACTTGCAAAAACTAATGTTAAGTATTATTCAGGAGGAAGAAGAACCTCTCGACCCAAAAGACTAAGTGCTGAACTGCGTAAAGACAATTTAATGATGTTGCAGTTTGGTATTGCTAAAGAATTAGGAATGAGTCTTGTTGATGTAAGAAAAATGACATTAGAAGAAGTAATTGGTTGGAGTGCTTATTTTCAAGTGTTAAATGAAAATCAAGAAAAAGAGATGGAAAAAGTTCGTAGACGTAGGTAAATTTTATATTTTAGTTTAATATATAAACAATAGTAATTTAAAAAGTAGTGGCTGCTCAATATCAACAAACAATATTAATTGCTGGTGATACAAAACAATTTGAACAGGCACTTACTAGAATATTTAAAAAAATAGGTCTTATACAAAAAAAGGCCCGAAAGTTAAGTCAAACATCATTACAGTTAGGCAGAGTAAGAAGTAGGTCACGAAATATTAGAGGTCAAGGATTAAACACCTTCACTGGAGAACGTGCAACTCAAGATAAAGATGGAAAAGATTTATTTTCACCAGCAGTAACAAAGCAAATAAAAGCTTTAAACAAAGCTAATGAAGCACTTAATGACTATGTTCGTAAAACAGCTACAGCAACTGGAGCACAAAAATCATTTACAGGTTCTACTAATAAAATAAGTACACAAGTTTCTACTTTAAAAGATAGGTTAAAAGGTTTATCTCGTAGTAATTCAGAATATACATCTACACTTCAGGCTGTACAAAGAGGGGAACAGGCTTTATTTCAAAATAGAAATAAACGATTAGGAGATGAAAGTCGTACTCTTGGCTCAAGAGGAGGTAATAGAGGCTTAGTACAAGATACATTAGGAGCAAACAATATAACACAATCCATAGATGGTTTAAATAACTACATATCTAGATTAGAAGTTTTAAAAAATAAAGTAAATATTAATAGTCGAGAATTTAAGTTACTTGAAAATCGTATTGCGGAAGTAAATATTCAATTAAATGAAGCTCAATTAATGGGTCAAAGCACTCGGATGCCAAGAGGACCTGGAAATGCAAGTGGTAGGTTTGTATCGTTAAATAGTCCTGAAGCATTTCGTCAACGAGAAAGTTATCAGGATCAAATTGGTTCTATTCAAACTCAAAAATTAGCAATTCAAGACAGGATATATGATTCTACAATTAACCAAGCTGATAAATTAAAATTAATAAATCAATTAGACCAAACTAATGTAGAAATTAAAAATAATCAATTAAAGACTGCTAAAGAAAATAATACACAAGTTGATAAACAACTTAGAAAACTTAAAGAACAAGACAAATTTGGTGCAGATGGTAAAAAAAGAAGAAATAGAATTTTATCAAGTGCTGGTATTGGTGCTGGTTTTCCTTTGTTATTTGGTGGAGGACCATTACAAGCTCTTGCTGGTGGTATAGGTGGTGGTCTTGGTGAACGATTTACACCTGGTGGTGGTTTTGCTGGTTCTATTGTTGCAACTGCTGTTGTTCAAACAATTCAGCAAACTGTTACTGCTATTGCTGATCTAGGAAAAGCAATGGGTCCATTCACTCAAAACACTGAAGCTTTAACACAAGCCATGGGATTTGCTGGAACAGCAGAAGGAGCAAGAATAAAAATAATAGAGCAACTTGAAGGAAAGCAAGCAGCCTTTAATGCTGCAATGCAGAAAATGAGAGAAACGATAGGAACAGAAGCGACTAAGAGGCTAAAAGATTTTGGAGAAAAAGCATCATTGGTTGGAAGTGAATTTAGAATCGCTATGACAAGGATGCAAGCATCATTAATACCAGTAATTAACTTAGTTGATAGATTATTTGGAATTTCTGCAAACGCTCAAAGATTACAAAGAGAAAGAACTATAAAAAATAGCAAAGATGTCAATATTCGATCAAGAGTTGATGAAATTGACCAATTAAGAGGTCAAACAGGTGGTGGAAGGCAAGCAGTAAAACGTAGAAATGACAGGATAAAACTTTTAGAAAGAGAATTAAAACTTAGAGCAGATGTAGAAATTATTGAAACTAATATGCAAACAAAAGCAGATGAATTAACACTAGAGTTTGCACAACACGTTAAAAAAATTCAAGAAAAGGCTGATCTTGAAAAAGAAGTCGCAAAGTTAATGGCAGGTGGGATGAAACAATCTGTCGCAGAACAGATAGCACAAAATAATGTATTAGCAGATCAAGCTCGTAAACGACTAGAAGTAGAATTAGAAATTCTTAGAGCAAAAATAGCTGATCCTGATACAGAAGGAAAAGAGTTAACTAATGCAGTTGTTTCGTATAACAAGATAAAACAGACACTACAAGATATAGGAGTTGAGCAAGATAAAATAAATAAATTAACAGAAAAATATGGTGAGAAAACTGAAAAAATAAAGATAACAAGAGAAGAAATAGCTAATTTATTAGCCACTGAAACTACTAATGCAATTATGGGTCTAATAGACGGAACAAAAACATTAAGTGAATCATTAGCAGGTGTTGCAAGACAGTTAGCGTCAATGTTTTTAAATAGAGCTTTTGGTGCTATGTTTGGTGGAATTTTTGGTGTAGAACAAGGTGGTTATTCTAGTTCAGGTGGTTTTAAAGCTTTTCAATATGGTGGTGTTGTAAATTCTCCT